ATCAACTGGCTGCGCCAGCAGCTGCGTGAGTCAATTCAAAAGCAAAAGGAGCAAAGCAAATGAGCGCATTTCGGTTTGGTGTTTTCTTGGCGGTGATGCTGCCATTTATCGGGTTCCTGTGCCGAGTGGCCGTGGAATTATTTCTTTATGGATACCACGCGCTGTGAGTGGCTGGCGCAAACGACAAATTAAGGAGTGTGAGATGACCCAAGATGAAATTATTGAGATAGCTAGGCAGGCGGGTATTTACCATGCACAAGATTCTGAATATCACTGGGACGGGTTGACAGACCAAAAAATTATTGAGCGCACACCTGATTCAGCAAAAGATATTGCATGGAGAAATCGCAGAACATTTGAAATTCTTCAACCCTTTGCCAAGCTGGTGGCAGAGAAAGCCATCAAAGAAGCATTGGCACAGCCAGAGCAGATACAACCTAGTGCGTATTCAAATACACACCAGTTAGAGGAGCGCAACCAATGAAAGCACGACAAGTCTTCCACGCACTGATGGCCTCAAAAGGCTACACAGATTCCGATCTCGCCATGACAGGCGACAAGTACACGAACCCCGCCATGCAGGGCCGCTGGAATTATTTTCTGGCAGGCTGGGAAATGAGAGGTGTCATGTGATCACGCAACCAACCAAAAGGAGTCCCATCATGTCAAATAACACAACCCGAAAATTCCCCAGGACCTTCACAGAGGCCTTTCCAAACTCGCTCGAGAATGGCGCGGCCATTGAGATCCACGTCCATGAGTGCAGCACCGCTGAGAAGATCATTCGAGTGATCAGTCTCATTGGCCTGGTTGTGGTGGCATTGGATTGCTTGGTTTGGAGGGTTTGAAGATGAGCGAATCCATGCAAAACCAGATCGACCTTGAGGTCAACAAGATGCGTGCCCCTGGTGGCATGGCAGGCGTCATGCTGAACCGCCATGAGTATGAGCAGCTCATAAGAAAGGCCATCACCAATGGCACGCTAATCGGGTACGTTCATGGCGAGACATTCACCCGCGAGCGCATGGAGCGCAAGTACCGGGACATGGAGCATGAGAACCAGCTCTTGCGCGAGAGAGTCAAAGACCTTGAGCTTGAATTGATTGCCGCGGACAAATGAAATCAACCCGGCTGCCACGTCTCATCAAGGCAATCACTGATATTGGCATGACCACGACAGAGATTGCTGAGACGATCTATTGCACGCCCAGATCGGCCAGGATGCTGGTTAAAAGACTCAGAGACGATAACCTGGTGCATATCCAGCAGTGGGTCAAGCTCGATGGCCACGCTAACCCTGTCGCTGTTTACAGGTACGGGATTGGGGTTGATGCCGTGAGGCAGCCACCTGTCAGCTCAACAGACAGAGTGCGCAAGTGGCGGCGCAAAGAGTCACTCGATGACAAGGCATTCAGGATGGCCCGGCAGCGTGGCCGCAGAGTGAAGATTAAACGTGATCCGCTGGTGGCGGCTTTTTATGGGCCAAGCAACCCTGTGGACTGATTGATTAAAGGCAAAACCTGCGCACTCTCTGCTGGTTGTGCTGATTCGCGCAGGTAATTGATTGCTGACTCTTGAGCCTCTTTTAATGTCATTGGAGGAAATTCAGAATTTGAATATCTCAAAATCTCAAATTCTTTTTTGGCTTTGTTGTAGTCTTGAAATTCATAGACTTGCCCAGTATTGGCATCCTCTACGTTATATCCTCTAGCAGTTCTATACATAGAAACCGACTCATCAGGAATTGGATCTAGATACTGACCTTCTGGATCATTTCTTTGCAACCAAGTGATCAGATCCTCACGCGATAGCTTTTTAATCTCTGCCTCGCTTGGAGTGCGAGTCATATCGAGGATTGATCTTTCTTTTGGGAAAGTCAAAAGAGAACCCGTTTCTGCCGCTTTCTTCCCAGGCGGCATAACATACATTGGTTGCGGCGTGATCGGACCCAGCAAACCACCTTCACCCATCATGGCCCGGTTGACCTGACCAGCAGCCAGGCGACCATAACCCTTCAAGGCTGGGCCAATGACTGGTATCGCTTGCAGCAAGCCACCGCCAACAAGGCCAACTTCCGCAGCTTGCTGGGCAGCTCGTCTTGTCTCGGGGTCATCGAATACGCTGTAACCCAACTGGTCAGGGGCAGAGCCTAGAAGGCCTTGCATGAACCCGTAGGTGCGCGGATCAGCAATGTCTGAAACATTGCGTGCCTGGGCGATTTGACGCGCTCTGGCACCCTGTCTTGCGATGTTCGGATTACCAAAATATGCCTCTGTCGCCATCATTGCACCTTAGTCTGCTAGTAAGCCGGGAACCAATTGGCCTGCGCTGGTGGAGGTTCCAGCAGCACGGGTTTGCTGTTGCAGCGCACGCTGACGCAGTTGATCCATGAGTGGGGTCAAGCCCAGCAAGAATTCTTGCTGTTGCATGAACCTCGGGTCAAGCACACTGCGAGCCACTTGCTCTGCCACATTCTCATTCATGCCTTGCAGGCGTGGTCCAAGTTGGCGCATCAAGTTCATGGCACCACCAGTAATGTTGCCACCAACCATCTGGGCACCAGCTTGCAGCATCTCTGATGGTGACTGAGCCTGCAATTCCGCAATGTCTTGCTGGATCGGCGCAGTTGGCGAGCCACCCTCGATGCGGGATCTGGTCACGGCCATCTGGCGCTCACGCTCCAAGTTCTTGATGAATGCCTCGTACTCGCCTTGCGAGTTGAAGACAGTGCGCATACGGTCACGCATCTCACGCGAGTTCAAGAATTTATCAGCGATGTTGGCCGTCTCACGCATTCCATAAATCTCATCACGCAAAGACTGAACCGCGCCCAAGCGGTACATCTGCTGCTCGGCATCCCCTGGGAATTTCTTGATCTCACGGTTGATCTCTGCCGGAGTCTTCTTCAAGAAGTTCTTTGAACCCAGCTCAAGTGCATCTTTGAGGAGGGATTCGCTGGCAAATGTGTTGACGGCATCACGATAGACTGGGACGCCAGTTTTCTGATCAGAGATCGCATTGAGCAGATCCATGCGCAGAGTGTCCAGATCATTTGCCCGACTGCCCTTGCCAGCTTTTCTGGCCTCGTTTGCCATGTCGCCAACGTATTTGTAAGCCTTGTCCAGTAACAGCATGGAATTAGCAGGCAGATCGGCATACTGGGGTAGGCCGCGAGCAGTCTCAATGGCAGTCTTTATGTCCTTTGACTTTGCAAGCAACTCATCAATTCTTGGAGAGTAAACCTCACCGGCCTCAAATGCTTGCTTGTACAACGGTGCAGCCGCATCTTTTCTGCGCTGAATAATTTCTTCAGCAACGTCACCAATGTCACGCGCACCAATGGCCGTAAGGTCGGTAATGTCTTGAGTGATACGCGGCCCAGCGCCTGCTGCACGCTCGGTCAGCATCTGACGCACCTCTGTCTGTGCGCCTTGTGGTATTGCCATTGACCCGCGTGCCAGGCGGCGCATGGCCTCACCACCAATGTCAGCCAGCGTCTCATCTCTGGCCCCCAGGGTACGCACCACGCCAGCCTGGCGTGCCGCCAACTCATCTGGTGAAATACCCTCTTGGGCCAACTTCTTGGCAATCAGCTCACGCGCCTTGGTGGCAGCGTCAACGGGTTGCGTCATGCCGGTAGCCTCAAGAATCTTGCGTCCACCAGTTCCAATGGCACTAGTCACTGTCGGTGCAGCAGCACCAAGAACACCACCAAACCCAGCGCCAACAAGTCCACCCATGAGTCTGCTCTCAGGACCACCAGTGGCACCTCCAGCCCCGGCAGCCGCACCTGATGCCGCGCCATAGCCCAGACCTTTGAGAGTCATTGATCCAAGGGTCGGCAAAGCAGCAGCCGTGCGAGCTGCACCAGTAGCGGCAGCGGGTGCCGTGGCACCGCCAGTGAATGGAGCAGCAATCAGTGCAGCAGCCGTAGGCAGCAAACCGCCAACAAGCTCACCCGTGAAGGCGCGGCCTGGGTACTGCTCTTCGTACTGCTTGATGCCAGCGCGGACTCTGGCCAGTTCTTTCTCGTATTGCGACTGCGGTGCCTGACCAGTCACCAAACCACTCAAGGTCTGTTGGGCATCAAAAGCGCTCATGCCTTTTGACATTAAGGCACGCATTGCGGCCTCGATCTCGTCAGCAGTGTTAAACGTCAGGCCTTGAAGTAAGGACCGGCCAAAGCCTGCATCAATGGGTGGGCCGCCAACCTTTTTTGCGCTGGCGACTGCTGCCTCAAACCTTGTTGGGGTGTAACCCTCAGTCTTTAGGTATCCAACAATGTCAGACTGTGGCGCATTTTGCGCTTGCATCTTGCGTACATTTTCTTGCACGCGCTCAATGTTTGATTGATCAGCCATTATTGAGGCCTCGGTGTAAGGTTATATCGATTTGTGTATGAAGACCCACCTTGCGGCTGAGCTGCACCAGGTGCTGGTAAAGCAGCGGCATCAGCAGCAATCTGAGCAGGCGTCTTCATACGCTTGAACGGGTCAAAAACAACTTGGTTGGGGTCGAGTTTGTAATTTTGCGCCACGTTTTTATAACGCTCAATCATGTCATCTGACAGTATGCGCTGGGACTCAATGATGTTGCGAGCCTGACCAAGAAAATCATTCCTGATGTTTTCTCCAATGCGCTGACCATTCAATGCACGGTTGTACATATTCCTGACGGTATCAGCAACGCCACCGGCATTGGCAGCAGTTGCGAATTCACCTTCACGCACAACTGATCCAGGGTCCAAAACCTTCATAAATCCATAGATCAATGCAATGTCACCAGCACTTGTGTTGTTCTTTGCGGCAGTCTCGATCTTTTGATATGCCTGCGCCAGTTCAACAAAAGGTTTTGCCTGTGCAGTAAATTCAGAGCGCAGATCTTTCTCGTTGCCGAATGCCTTGCCAGTTCCAGGAATGATGGGCTGGGGACCAGTGGGTGCAGCAGCGCCAGCAGCCGGTGCCGCAGGTGCTCGAGGTGCGGCACCTGGGACAGTAGGCGCTGCAACAGCACCAGGCGCACCAGCAGGCGCAGGCATGGGTGCGGCCAGACCAGCACCTCGGCCAGCACCGCCAACTACGTAATAACCAGTTTCTGCACCACCAACCACTTGAGGTGCAAGTCCGACATTGAATTGCTGGCCTGCCGTTACTTTGTTTTTGTCAACCGCAATGACTCGGTCACCCAACTTCTCAAGCACAATTTCTCGAGGAGGTCCAAAGTCAGTAATGGCCTTTAAAGCTCCAGACTCGTAACGCTGGACCTGGATGGGTTTCCCATCAGCATCAGTCATCATCATGGGCGTACCAGTTGGCTTGTCCATCGGGGCAAACTCTGAAGGTACAACCTTAAAGCCACCAGTCTTGGTGCGCTGTATTGCTTGGCCTTGAGCGTTGAAGTAAATGTCGCCTTGAGTCTCCTCAAAGGTCGGAGCCAACTTTTCGGCCATCTCTTGATAACGCTTGGCGTCTTCACCCTTGCCTGATGCGGCCATCAAGTCTGCCAATTGGCGGTATTGGTTGGCCTTGATGACGTTTTGAGGCACTGGAGCTGCTGCCGGCGCAGGTTGCCCGATCATCTCAGCGCGTTGCATCGTAGGCCCAGCAGGCAGCCCAGGCATCGCAATGGCCTGCTCTGGCGTGATGGGCGCACCAGGCGCAGGCATCGGTGCAGCAGCACCACCGCCACCAAGAATCTTTGCAATGTTTTCTTGCATGGTCATCTGGCGCTTGTACTCATCCAACTTCTGACGGGTCAGCAGCTGCTGAATCGCACCCTCTTGAGCCTTGCCATATGCACCCGTCCCAGCCTGCAAGCCTGCACCAAGCGCTTGGCCAAGGGATATGGGGGTTGTTGATGGGCCGCCTGCTTGGAGCAGTGCCGCAGCCGTGGACAGCAGCGCTTGGCGCTGCATTGACTGTTGCTGCTCAGGCGTCAGGTACTCACTCAGGGCAGACGTGCCGCCGCCAAAAATGTCGCCCAGCAAGCCCATATTGAAATCTGCCATGATGTTTGTTCCTTAACCCAAGCCCAGCAAACCGCCAAGGATTGCGCCATAACCTGCATACTGAGGGTTGGCAGCGCCACCCAAGATGCTGCCCAACTGAGCGCCACCAAGAGCACCGCCAAGACCACTGGCCATCTGATTGCGGTAAATCGGCGTGGTGGTGGATGCACCCAAATTCGGCACCTGTTGCCCCAAAGCACTGCCAGTCAGGCCAAGGCGCTCAGAGGCCAGGTTGCGTGCAGCGTCAAGCCGCGCCTGGGCCAACTGCTGGCGCTGCTGCTCGGCAGTCATTACGGCCTGCGCACCCGTCATTCCAAGGTTTTGCTGCTGGGCACCCAAAGCACCCAACTGCCCAACGGCAGTCTGGCGAATGCCTGCACCAGCGATCTGGTTGGCGATGTTTGCCCTGGCCGCCTCCATGGCCCTGGCCGCATCAGTCTGGCCAAGCCCGGCAGCCGTGGTGAATCCTTGGGCACGCAACTGGGCAGCAATGTTTGCTACCTGGCGCGTGTAGTCCTCGTTTGCAAGTGACTCAGCCACTGCCTGACGCGAACCGCCAAATGCTTTAGCCCCAATTGCTTTGACCTGCTGGGCCTGCTGGGCAATCTGGCGCTGGCGCTCAATGTCTGCCAGCGTACCTTGCACAACTTGCTGCTCGTAAGGGTTCTGATAGGCACCCATGTACTGCGCACCCGTCATGGCCTGAATCTGCTGGGGTGTGTAGCCAACCTCTGCCAGCGCCAACTCGGCAGCCCGGTTGGTGGTTTGCTGACCAGCACCACCAATGCCGGTGGCCGTGAGCTGTTTCTCTGCCGTGGCGTAGTCAGGTGTGAAACCCTCAAATTGCCGGGTTCCAAGACCTGCCGCTGCGGTTCTGGCGTCAGCCAACTGCTGCAAATATGCGGCCTTGATGTCAGGATCAATGGACGTTGACGTGGTTGAAGATGATGGAGTGCTGCCACTCAAAGCCTTTGCGGCCAAGCCTGCTCCCACAATTGCTTGAGTTGGAGTGATGTTACTGAGCAGGCCTCCAAGGCCACCGCCAGCGGCAGCAGCAGGTAGGGCCGCTGTATATGGGTTGAATGCACCGCCAGCAGAGGACGCCAAGCCACCTCCAGCAGTTGACAAAGCATATGGGTCTGCAACTGCACCAGCAAGACCAGCAGCACCGGCACTAGCAGCTCCAGCTCCTGTGCCACCAGCAGTCAAACCAGCAATGGCGTCATACGCAGCCAGATCGGCAGCGCCTGCGCCAGCAGCGCCTGCACCAGCAAGAGTTTCACCGCCAACTGCACCGCCTGACAAATAAGCAGCCGTGGCAGCCGCAATCAATGGTGCATTTTTTGATAAACCCAAGTCTTTATCTGCCTGCGCCAATCCTTTGCTGATTGCCGGGGTCGGATCAAGTTGTGCTAGTGCGCCCATTTAAACCTCACAATTGTTTCGTATGTTCTGAACAAACCATCATCAATTTTTTTCACTTCAAATGGATATGGTTGTTGCTGGAATAGTTCGCTGATTCTCGGGTTGTCGTAGAACGTGACGGCATAGTCGTATCCATGCTCCTTCAAGTCATCGAGGTACTTTTGCACATTAGACACAAGGTCTTTTGCGCGCTCACCATTGATGCAATGAAATTCAATGCCGTTTTTCTCAATCTTCTTTGTCAAGATCAGAGTGTCACCCTGACGCACAACAAAGTTTCCTGTCTTTGGCGCATTCATCAAACCATCAAAGTAGGCATCAACCGTCACGGCAAAGCCGCCATAGTTCTTGGCCAGGTCTTCGGTGAGGATTTGCCTTATGTCTTTCATGGTCAAATTTTAAGCCTCAACGCTTGCCAGCGGCGATCACGTCCAAACGGTTGATGCCGACTCTCCAGTCATCGAGCACCGCCCCTGTGTACCTGACCTTGACCTGGCGACCAGTGAACCGCACGTCTGTCGGCTGGCTTGCCGCATAGGGGCCGTAAGTTGTCTCTGTTGAGGTCGGATACATTCGCGTCTTAAACGACACAACAACCTCACCCAAGGTTTGCTCATCAGGGATGATTTGCCGCACCCGCATCACCTGCTCACCAGTTCCAATCTCCACAGGACCAGACTCAGCGTAAGGTGCGACAGAGTCATAAGCAAACCCAACCTCGTGCTCGTAGATATACCCGTCAGATGAAACCATCAGTGGGTTCAAGTAGACGCCACGATCAGTCCCCGCGGTGCGAGCCAGGCTGCCAATCGCCCAGTGGTTCTCGCGGTAGTTGTAGGTGACATATGAGTCATTTTCATTTGACTGGCTTGACGGGTAAAACCAGATGATCTCGCCATACTTTGAGTTATGGACGCAATAAATCTTGCTGGCCTGGTTGTAGTTGATGTTTTGGAAAATGTAGTCCCCAACATCAGAAACCAGTGGCTTGACATACCCGTCATAAACCCAAAACCCTGACTTGCTCATCCAAATTGCTGCCGTGTCAATGGCCGCCACAGACTGTGTGGAGATCAAGCCGCAGCCAGACCCGGCCTTCTCAAATGAGTAAACGTAAGGCAGGCCAATATAGGTGCCCACATGAACGTCAACATCTGTAAACAGCAGATTTACACCGCGAACGCGCTTGCCTGCCTTAAGGGTTCCAACACTTGCAAGTTCAAAATCCCCTGCCTGGTTGGTGGCTGCTGGCGTCCAGACGGTGTTATTTTCCTGGTCGCACCACTGAACCTTACGGGGATTGCCACCCGCGCCCAGCGCAAATACAAAGCGCTCTGCCGTGGTCATCACGGCATTGCAGCCCGTTGGCGCGTTGGTGATGGCAGCGGCCAGGGTTGGGGTTGAAAAGCCCAATTGCCACTCGTAGAGCTTGCCATCAGCATCTGAGCACGCGACCAGGTACTCGCCCCAGGTATCTAAACTCCAGGTCGTGGCTGGCGTCACGGTGCCAGTGTCAGGCCTTGCTACGCCATAGGCATAGTTGCCATAAGTGGAATACCCATACCCGGTCTTGATGACGGCATCAGCAACACCGGCAGTCAAGCCTGATGGGGTAATGTCTTTGAGTGTCCCCGCCTCGTTCATGGCGTAGAGCTTGGAATTTGTGCCGGCAGCGATCCAGCGATCCCCTGAGTTGTCGCGCCAGGTGATCAAGCCACGGCATGACCCGGTCAGTTGGCTGCTTGATCTCTTGCGCCACCCACCCCATGGCCGCAAAGTACCCTCAAACCAGCGAACCAGGTTGGCATCAAACCACCGCCCGGCTGACTGATATTCAGTTCCGTTGCGGTACACGCCTGGGGGGATTCTGAGTGCGGTGAGTGCCATGATGGGATTATGCGGAAAGATTGGACACAAAACTCATGGTGGCGATCACTGATGGAATCACTGGCCTGGTTGGAGTTGTGCCTGCTGCGTACTGTTCAATGGACACGCCAATGTCTGATGGCCGCCACATGATTTGGATATAGTCGTTTTCAGCCAAATCCACAAAGTAATTCATGGATGCAATAGTGTGAGATGGATCTCCAGCACTTTTTCTTTGGGATAAACCAAACCTTGAGTTGGACTTGGCAATGTCAGTCCCATTTTTGCGAAACCAAACGTCAACATCTTGAGTGTCATTCGTTGTATTTTTGAATTGAATGCTAAATTGCACGTTGTACAAACCGCCCTGAGACACATTCAGACGTGATGTATTTGACAGAGTAATCCCATTTGAGTAGTCAGTTGTGTCAAACGTGATGGCGTAAGCAGTTGTTGTATTGGCTGCCGTCTGGTCGGTTCCATCTTCAAACGCGCCATAAGGCAGGTTCAAGTACTTGCCACCTCGAGGCCCAATGACTGCTGACAATATATTGGTCAGCTTGCGAAAGTAGACCAGCAAGCCGCGATGGGTTTGCGCAGTCAGGCGCTCGTCATAGGTCTGACCCGGTGAGGGTAGATCTGGCGGTGCCGGGGTTTCGAGCTGCTGGTAAAGGTTTGTCATGTCAGGACTGCCAAAGCCTCATTGGTGTGTTTGATGCGGTCTTCAAGGCCAATTGTCCCACCGTTAATCTTCTTGGTGAGCGCTGCCCAGTCCCCTGCCTCGGCCAGGCGGTTGCAGTCATGCGTTGACCAGAACCAGCCTGCCGTCAAGGCAGCGTACTTTGGTGTGGCCACCAGCTCTGGCTGCATGACAAAGTCAACGCCTAGGGCCTGGCCAGCGTGAAAATAGTTGCTATGGCCGGTCAATTGGATGCAACCTCTGCCAGAAAAACGAAAACCGTCCCCTGACACCTCGTCACGGTTTCCCATGCGGTTGGCATAGACCATGTTGGCGATCTTCTTTGGGTTGCCAGCGTACTGGTTGGCAACGTCAAGAGTGGGGAAACGCTTGGGCCACAACTTCATAAGAGTGGCTGCGCGGTAATTCAAGTTCTCTTGCAGTACCTTGAAGTTTCCACATTCATGGCCGCACTGACCAATGAATGCGGCCTGCTGTCTCTTGGTGGAAATGTTGAACCGGCCAAAGGTTTCATTGAGCGCATCAACCCACTCAGGGCCAATGTGCAGTCTTTTCAGTTGATCAGCGTTGACCATTGATCTGCTCCCTCACTTTGTTGTAGGTGTCGATGCAGGCATTGAGCTGGACTGTGTTTCTGTCTCCTTCGATGGCGATGGCGACAACAGCTTTAATAGCCTCTCTGTAAGGGTCGGGTCTTTCTTCTCCCCGATCTCTGATGGGAGGGCTGGCATCTGGGGCGGTTTGTACGCAACTTGGGGCGGCTGGGACCGGGAGGCGCAACCGGCCAGCATCAACAAGAGCATTAATGTCAGACTGTTTTTTGTTGATCTCATTCTTGGCCTTTCGCAATGTTTCTGTTTGATTGTTGAGAGACGCTGCCAGCTCTTGCTCTTTGGCGCGTGACTCTTCATTGAGCTTGGCAATGTGAGCCTGCATCTCAGCGTCACGATCGGCATAGCCACTGTGGTGGCCATAAACGTATGCACTGCCAACAGCAATCATGGCCGCAATGATCAGGTATGGATTCACTGCCCAGCCTCACGTCTTGCTGCCGCGATCTCCTCGCGGACGTGATCGGGTTCCAGGTGCTCGGGTGGCGTGGTTGGTGGAGGTGGAGGCGTCCAGCTCTCATCCAAAGGTGGATTGATCCAGACTGGCAAAGCACCGCTGGGAGGCGCAGAGACAGGCATAGAAGGCGCTGGTGCAGCTGGGGCAGGCGTAGGTGCCGGTGACGGGTTTATTGCGTTGCTGACGGCCCCCACGGCACGCTTGCCAACAATGCCGCCAATACCGCCAACAATCAGCAACACAATGTCGTTGAGCATTTTGGTGTAGGCCTGGTCGATAGGTGCCATCGACTTGATGGGCTGAACGACAAACGTGACGCTATACAACAAGGCGATCACAATGCCAAACAAGATGATGGTGATCATCACCACAACAAAGCCCCAGATCCTGACCTCGATCTCTTCGGGGCTATATTTATTTTGACTTGACAACATCGGGTTCCACCTTCTTTTCGAGCACTGGAGCAACAAGATACTCGGGGCACGTCTGCGTGAATTGACACTGAGGTTTCTGGCACTCTTTTAATTCAAAGTTGTTGGGGTTCTGGCAAACGTAGCGATACCGATCCTCGCACCCAGCCAGCACCATGATGGTCAGACAAAGCAGCATTCGCATTTACTCTTCCTTCCTGTTGGCCTGATCCATCTTCTTGCGTTCTTCCTCAAGTTGTTTGCGCAGCCTCTCCATTCGTTCGATCTGCGCTTTGCTTTCCTTTTGCGTGCTTAATGTGTCGAAATACATGATTCCCACAATTGGCAGCATCAAGCAAAACACCAAGACCATTGCGATGAGCGCAATCAGAAACCCCATCGCACTTTTCTGTCCATCACGAGGAGTGACCAAAACACGCTCAGGTACACGATTATCAACAAGGCGGCGGCCAGGTAGATTGCTTTGTCCTGGAGATCGCTGATTACCCTTCTTCGTTGCCATCTTGCCTGCGCCTCACGCTGATCACGCACTTCCCTGGCTTGCTCTTGCTCAACTGCAATCTGCTCGCGCATCTCATTGAACCGTGTCCACAGATCTCCCAACTCTGGCGGCGACTGGTATATCATTTGCTCGCGCAAGTCAGTCTCCATCTGCCTCAACTGGGTGAGCACAAGGGTGCGCTGCAAGGCACGCTCGGCCAAAGAGTCAACGCCTTCGTAAACTTCTTCCTTTGACTTGCGCTCTTCTTCTTTGTAGAAGTCTTGAATCTGCTGCATATGCCGCATGAATTCACCAAGGCGCTTTGCAATGTCACCCATGACCTGGTTAGGGTCATAGGCTGCGACTTCCTGGACGCGCTTTTGCTCTGCAACGATCTGCTTTTTTTGCTCTTTGGTTGGGTTTGGCCCAAACATCCCAGCAATTTCACCAACGATCTTTTTAACGTCACCGGCAGTGTTTTTAACATCCTTATATGTGGCAATGCCCTGCTTGATAGCGCTGAAAGCGCTTGAGGCCATAAGTAGGATGCTGATCGGATCCACATCTTAGATGCCAAGCAGTTTTTTCACAATGTCAGCGGCAACGCCAGGACCAAACAAGATGGCAGCGATCACGATGTAGAGCTGGATCTCGATCTTTTGCATTCGGCTTTTTCCAGACTCGAGCTTTTCTTCAATCGCTTTATATCGCTGATCGCAAATGGCCTGGTGGATGGCGAATTCTTTTTCCACGTTGTCCATTACCAAGGCACTCCAGTGGCTTTAACAGGGTTCTTCTGCAATTCAATCTGCGCCAACAAAGCCTCTTCAACAGCTTCTTTATCCACACCATTGGCCCATATCCATCCTAAGACAGTTTCTTGTGTCAGAGAGTCGTATGGCACTGTTGGAGAACCATCACTCCATGAGCAAGTGTTCACAATGGATGCAGAGTAATCCCCATCTGTTGCAGTTGCTTGCCAATGTGCGGTTGTGACAAAACCATCTAAGGTTTGTCGATCAAGATTTGAGATTGTCCAAGTAATCATGCTGACTCCAAAGCAGTTATACGGGCGGTGAGTGATTGAATGATGGCTTGTTGTTCTTGTATTGCCGCCGTGAGGGTTGCAACCAAGAAGCTGGTGTCGATGCCTTGATAGACAGGTTTTCCGTCAGCATCCACAGCGTCTTTTTCACCAGTTACGCACTGAGGAACAACTTCAGCAAGTTCGTGAGCAATAAAGCCTTCACCGTCAGAGCCATCTGTGTTCCACTTGTAAGTTACTGGTTTGAGTTGAGCCAATTTAGCCAATGCGCCTGTCATTGGTGCAATGGTGTTCTTCAGGCGATAGTCGGAGGATGTGTTGTAAGCAGTTGTAGTCCCGTTTGTTGTAATAGAACCCGGACTAGAGCCACCAGAAGCCGAACCAGATGAACTTGCGTTGTAATAAAACTTAATTAGTGTGCCAGCAGTGCTTCCATTTTTGCAAATAAAAGCAACGTCATTACCTCCATTGTCAGCCAAACCCAAACCGCCACCAGCAGTCAATGAACCGCCTTTTGATACGTTATATGGGCTTGATGTAGTCCCCACCAGCAAGTTACCGCTGGAGTCGATACGGGCGCGTTCT